TGATGCTGAGATTCCTAAATGGAAACCTAAGTTCGGAAGTGGGAAGAAGTATGCTAAGGATACGTTTAAAAACGCCACATTAGGCGATGATGTTATACAGACAGCCTTAGATGTCACAGAAGATGGTGAAATCAACACTAAATGGGATGATTAGAGCAAAAGCTTTAAATAGATGTGCCGCGTAATTAAACAACATGACGCGCGATGATTATGGAGCTATCTCTGTAATTTCTGATGATGAACGAGATGCATTAGGAATTGGAGGTAGTCCCAAACCTGACGAGGACGAAGGTTTATTCGAAACTATTGGTAAAGCAGGTGATAAACTAGGCGAGACCAAGTTAGGTAAAAAGATAGGTTCTGTATTAACTATACTAATTCTAACTATGTTTGGTAGTGGCGCGGTAGATATGGATATGTTAAATGGTTTGTTTGGAGAAGAAGAACCGATAGGTCCTGTTGGAGGGTGTATGGATTTAGGAGCAATTAATTACAATCCTAAAGCTACATTCGATACTGGGATTTGTGCATTTCCCCCACCCGTAGTGTATGGGTGTACGAATTCAGATGCAGAAAACTACAACGACAAGGCTACCCACGATAATGGGAGATGTCAATTTCTAGGCGGTCCAGTAGATAACAATACAAACAATAATACACAAACCAATGAGACAGTGTATGGGTGCATGGACATAGATGCTGAGAACTACAATGACCGAGCTGAGGAGGACAATGATACTTGCGAATATGAAGAGTATGAGTGCACTACTAATAATACTTGGTTCTATAGAGGTATGCAGTATGGTAACTACTCTAGAGAAGACAACACACTTAACATTACTATAGATATAGATACTAATTGTGACCAAGACACCTTACCTGTTATGGTAACCTTTGATGTAGGTCATATTAAAATTGTGGATAACGAAACAGTTTGGAATGGATATATGTGGACTGACCACTACTACAACATCACTGGATGGGAAGCAGATGAGTATATCCTTACTTCAGGCCCAGAATACTTTACAGAACCCTATACTGGGTGGTATATGATATATGTTAATCTCTACGCGGATTATAACAGAGATGGTACATATGAATATGTAAATTACTTTTATATAGATGAAATAACTTTGGAGGAACCCGATGAGTAATAGATATAAGAAACTATTAGAATCATTAGGGGAGAAAGATGAATGATAACCCCGATTCAGATACTCGAAGTACTAGCAGTGGTACTAGCAGGACTAGGAACATTGGGAATGCTTATTATTATACTATCGACGGTGAAGCATTTACAACTATTTCGTCAGACGAGGAAGTTGTTTTCGCCGTTACAATCGGTGTTGAACAGAAAAAAGAAAAAACAAAGGAGGACTGAAAATATGAGTAAAGAAAAAGGCGAAGGAGTAACGTTTAACGACGTTTTTATGTTTATGATTGCTGTACCACTAGTTTTACTATGGGTTGGTTTTGCAGGAGCCGTAATATACACTGGTCTCAATGATACTACAGGAAGTGTATTGGGCCAAATAGAATCCTATACAACACTAATAGCAATACTAGGTGGCCCAGCGCTACTTATTATTAAAGATGCTTTAGATGTATGGAAGCAAGAACAAGCAGAGAAGACAGCATTTTATAAGGTAAAGGCACAATCAGTGATTGATTATAACGAATCAACGCAGCAACAAGCACAGATGATACAAAGTAAAGCACAAGAACAAGCACATAAAATTGAATCAGAAATTACCGACAGTAAAACTGAAGGAATAACGCTACCAATCAAAGGTAAAAAATAAGGAGATAAATAAATGGCAGTATACGCATTAGATGACCACACAGAATCCGCTAGTACATTGAAAGCATGTTTAACAAAGTTTCATTTGAAATTTGAAACACTAGTTAATACAAAAACAATTAGACACACTTCAATACATAAAGACGGAAACCAATGGTCATATACTATATTAGTAGACGCAGCTTAAGCATAAGCTTTATATAGGTGTATAACCTATAATAATATGTGGCTCCTAACGGACCACAAAACCACAGGTACTTATCAACATGTGTCTATGGGGCCACAACAAACGAAAGCTTTATATAGTGCTATCGCATTATAATAACTGGTGAAAACCATGGCAAACGAAACAAATAATGAAACAGCAACTAATGAGACAAGTGACAATATGACACTTGACCTTGGAGATGTTGTAAAAGAATCAGGTATTTTAGATACTTTGATGGACGAACCATTACTTATGGCACTAGCTGTTATAGTATTAGGTATGGGCGCATATATTGCTTATACCATACCAGCAGTTAAATTGTTAGTCTTTAAATACTTAAAGAATAACGAAGCTGAGTTAATGGAGATGCTAGATAAGAACCTATCTAAAGCCCAGATGAAAGCCTTTGATAAGCTTGACAAAACAGCACAGAAACATGTCAAAGATTCCTTAGTCCGTAATGTTCTAATTACAGCTTGGGATGAAAAAGATGATGAACTTGTTAGTTTAGTAAAGTCTAAAGTCAAAGCAGCCCTTGATGAATCCAAGTAATGGAAGTCGAGGAATACGAAACGCGATTACGCCAGAGAGTTGGAGAAGGGGAATATGCACGTCATAAAGAGCTTGTTCGTCTTCTGGCGCGCAATCTTGCTCTTGAAGACATACTGTGGGAAGAAATTCTTGTATGTATTCGGGATGTTAACGCTCGAACAGAGTTACTGCGACAAAGAAATACAATCGTTAAAGACATACATACAGAATTCAGAGCGTTGAATATAGAAATACCAACTGTTGTAGAAAAGAACAGTGAAAACTTCTCAAAAATACTGGAGGAAATCATAGATGACAGCGATAAAGAACGAGAAAACGATAAAGAGCGCGATTAGCGGTTTTGCTGCTAATGATTCCAGAAGTTTAGAAAAGATTTTTAACGTTTGTCGTACAGACGAAAAAAAGATGACTCTATTACTTAGAGCATTTTGTGAAACATATTTAATTGATAATAAACAACGCCCTCTTAGGTTAAGACCTTTACAAGAAGCTATTATTGTTAAATCTTTGACTTACCCCTCCGGTGACCCCACTAAGCAACGTAAACTTGCTATATTGGCTCCACGAGGCAGTGGCAAGTCTTTCGCTCTTTCGGTAGCTGTAACTATCTATATGTTCTTTAATAGATTCAGAGACTTAGTTTTTATCTTGGCTCCATCTGAGGACCAAGCTGCACTTATATTTAATTATTGTTATAGGCATTTTGCCGATAATGCTTTTTTAAATGGCTTAATTGACCATTACAGGTTTCACAACAAACCTAATATCACAATGAAGGGAGGTACAGTGCTACGTAGAGCCCCATTAGCTCCTTCTAATCAAGGACAAGCTATACGTGGACAACATCCTACATTTTGTATAATTGACGAGAGTCCTCTTATTGATGATAGGCTTTTTGTTGATAATGTAGAGCCTGCTATTGTAGCTAATAAAGCTCCCTTTATTAACTTAGGTACCCCGAAAAGTAAAGAAAATCATATGTGGCGCTATCTTTATGATGACGCGTATGAACCAACATTTGAAAGAATGGTATATACATGGAGAGACGCAGTAAAGCCGGGGAGGGCTTATTCTGCACCTTATACTGACGAAGATATGGCTGAAAAGATGAGGGAATGGGGAGAAGATTCAATATACTGGAGAACAGAGTATGAGTGTGAGTTTGTCGAGTCGGTCTCGAACATCTTTAATCCTGAATTACTTAAATCATGTCTTACACAAGAAATGCATTTTGTCGAAGCAGGAAAGAAATATCCTAATTGTGTTGTGGGTGTTGACATTGGTAAATCTGTTAATAGTACTGTTATTAGTGTATGGAGTACTTCTAAAGACAAGGATGCTAACAGAGCGAACCTTATTTATATTGAGGAGATTACCCCCAAGACAGGGGGACATGACATTCCGTATCAACGTAAGCGTATTATGAAAGTAGCAAGTGATTATGGTGCTGACCGTGTTATTATAGATGCTACTGGAATTGGTGGTGCTATTGAGCAAGAGATAAGAATAGCCTGTATAGAACATAAACCACAAATACATTTTATACCTTTCATTTTTACGGGAGGCCCTAGAGGTACTAAAACACAAGTTTATAGAGATTATGTGTCATATATACAACAAGGTTTAGTGAGAGTCCCTCATCCAGATGGATTAGAACCCACTCAAGCTAGATTAATTAATAAATGGCTCAGGGAACATATAGATTTAGAGTATGTTATGGACGCTGCTAATAAAACAGAGAAGATTGCAGCCCCTGACGGAAAACACGATGACTATTGTGATAGTTCTGTTATAGCATTACACGCTTGTCTATCAATGTTACCATCTGGTTCATCATTTGCTAGTGTAAATATACAACAGTCAG